CTGCTAAGTGCATCTCCCCAGGTTTCAGCCTGGACTGTTAGGTCCTTTTTGAAACCCTGTGGGAAGACTATTAGGTGATATCTCCTAGTAAAACCTAGGATTCATCACCAAACTTAGTAATCCCCCAACCTGGCTAGTTCCTTAAAAAGGAACCGCCCACCGCGGCTTGATGTCGACGGCCACGGGGCGTCCCGAACGCTCCAAGTGCTGTTCATCGAACATTGGCTGCTCGCCACGTTCAAGAAAGAACTTGAGCAAGGCGCCAAGGTCATCCAAAGAATTGGATGGTGACTTGGACACCTCCACATAGCCCTTGACAAGGGGGCGGTGGAGGAATGGGTCATCCTTATGGGATTCATACCCCAAAACGGATTCCCTGCCATGCACGCGCGAAGACGGGGAGACAACAGGAAAATGACGAATCACCTTCCTGATCTCATCGTCAAGCCATTTGCACGTCTGCCAGAAACCAGCCCAATAGAGCTGATTTCGAAGCGAGACTATGCTCATGACACGCGTTGCGTCGTTCCGATGTGTAGGGAACTCATGTCGAACCCGGACGATACTAACGTCCTGGCCGTCATAATATTCCTTACCGCAAGACTCTCTGAACTTACCAGTCCAGAAAGACTTGCTCATGTTGACCTTCGCACCAAAATGCGAAAGCACATGAACAACGGATTCCACGTAATCTACGGGGACAATCAAGTCGTCACCGTAGACGCGCACCTTACCAACAAAGGTTCTTACCTTTGCTGGATCAAGTGATGTGTTGAGCTGCTTTTCGATCCCAAGGAAAATGAGGGTCAAGAAGACCATCGCTTCCATAGGAAAGCAAAGAGCTGAACCCATTGACGCGAACTTGGAGAGGCGTAAAATCCCTACTCCAGGTACGTCAGCCTTCCGTGAGCGTGCTGCATCGACCGCCCAATGCAAATGCGGGTAGTCGCGTAGCATCTCACGTACGAGCTGATTCGAAACACGGTCACTCGCTTCACTTAAATCAAGTGTTGCAAGTGATCCCCTAGAGGATCCACGTTTTGCCAAGAGCTGATTAGGCTCTTGGTGCCGCGTGTCCATCAGGCGACGGAGGGTGTCATTCTCCCTCACCTGATCCATAATCAAAGCGTTTAGGGCCTGCTGCACATACATCATGGCAGTAGGCTCCATAGCAATGATTCTAGGTGTTTTGAGCGTCTTTGGTACTGAGATTACCTTAACGGGAATCTCAGCGCCAGGTTCGAGGAGGTTCACGTCATTGCTTAGTTCATCCACAAAGGATGAATTTGGCGCCAAGAACTCTTCCCAAGGGAAGATTTCTTGTAGACGCAAAGGC